ACATTAAACGATAAAATGGCTGAGGCAGTAGATAAAAGAATTAAAGCTGCAGAAGAGAATATAATTGTGGAAACTTATTTTGTTGATACGTTGAAAGATGAGACTAGACCTATTGAAAAAGTTCTAGAGGGTAAAACCAGAGTTTTTCAGGTTGGTCCTTTCGATCTGACTATTGTGCTTCGAAAATATTTTGGCCATTTTATTGCACATCTTCAGAGTTCGTTTTTAGTGGGAGAAGTGTCTGTTGGGATAAATCCAGATAGTATGGATTGGACTATTTTTGCAAAAAGATTGCAAGAGGTGGGTTCTCATTTTTTAGCTGGAGATGTGTCTAATTGGGATGCGTGTATGCCTTATCAAGCAGCTTTGTTATTTTTGTATTGCTCTAGTAAATTTTATAATGATGGAGCAAAAAATAAAAGAATTCGAAGAGTATTGTTGGCTACAATATTGTGTTCTAATCATTTAGTCGATAATTTTGTCTTTTGTGTTAAACAGAGTAATACGTCTGGAAATGCTTTAACAACATATTTGAACTGTCTTTGGAATATGGCAACATATAGATATGTATATCTTAGAGTTGTTGAAACCGATTTAAGAGATTTTAATAAGTATGTGCGTGCGGGTGTTTTTGGGGATGACAATGTTCAATGCGTTGGCGGTTTAGCTGTTGGCAAGTTAGATATGTTTAGTATGCAAAAATATCTGAAAGAAATTGGAATAATTTATACTTCTGCAACAAAAGCAGAAATCAAATTAAAGTATTTAGATATATCAGAGGTATCTTACTTAAAGAGGAATTTTAAGTATGATCCTCGATTAAAGATTTATTTGGCACCGCTTGATATGACAACTATTATGGAGATCGCTCGTTGGAGTGAGTCCAATCCATTAAATGTTGTTGATCAAATGGCCAGATTTAATCAAACATTGATGTTTTTATCTTCCCATAGTCGTGAATTGTTTGACAAGACTCGAAAAATTTTTGTTAAGTATTGTCACGCTATATTGAGAGGTGATTTAGTTGATGAAGATGATAATAGTATAGTTTTACCTTTTGATTCTAATCAGCTTTTCACTTTTGAGAGGTGTAAACAGATATTTTATCCTGAATTGTACGGTCAGCCTTGTGATCTTAGTGCTCTTGATCCAGAGACAAGAGTCGCTATTGCTAAGGCTGTGTGCGAACTGTGAAGTTCTTAAACTAATCTGGAACTCGATCACTGATTTGATAATTCAACTGATCGTTTTAATTTAAATTATCGCTAAAACATATAATCAAAATGAACATATTGCTAATTATAAAACTTCACTAGAAAAATTTTTAGACGTTTGTAATTTAGTGGGTGGAATTTTCACTCCTCAATCACATGAGTTTAAAGAACCAAAATTTAAA